AGAGGGGTCTCATTTTTCCCGATTTAGTGCATTTTCCCATTCTCAATCTCTCATTAAAAACTCACCAAAACTTAACATCTTAAGTATACAATAAACACGCACAAACCAGTTGACATTCTCGTGCATAAATGCTATACTAATATCATCGAAAGGAGGGAAACAGCACGATGAAACATTGTAATTTATTGATGACAGCCTATACCCGTATAGGGAATCTATTAGATGAAGTAGAAAGCGAATATTATTCTAGTAAGAATAAGTGTTTTAAATTTTCGGGAAATATAGGAGATTGTATTATCCAAGTACATTGCATAGAGACGACCTTACACGAGCTATATGTCGTTATCTACACAGAGGATATCGATATGGAATTTCACTTATACGATAGCGATGACTTAGAGAAATGTATAGAAGATATCATGTGTGTTGTCAGATGAAAATGAATTAGGAGGAGGATACAGCAATGACACAAATACTACTAAGCATTGTACTATTTCTAGGAGGCTGTGGTGTACTACTATCCATCATCATGGCGATCATCAAACCAACCAAGGAAAACTTCATCCGCATGATCGCCTGTGTATTATTCTTTTTCTTTGTAAATGCATTGATTACCATGCACAACCTAAACGAACTATATCAAGAACTAAACGTGTGGCTTTACAATTTAGCGCACGGTACAATTTAAGGAGGATGAAATATGAACACTAGAGCGATTGCGAAACTCATGTTAGACTGGTTTGACTGCTTATACAGCTATGAACAGATTTTGTACAATATTCATATATCAGGCGAAATAAACAATAAAGTATTTTGTTTTGTAATATCAGAGAAACATGGCAAGACACAAATAGAAACGCACACGAAAAATTTTGATGGATTCTCAACTATTGAAACACTCACGGATTTAGCACATTTATGGTATCGTGTTACAGAACAGGAAGAACGCATCATATATAGCTCCGTAACAATAGACGGAGACGAGCACCCTATTGCACAAGTAGAAAGTAGTTCAAGAATCGTATTGGACGTCGAAAGAGATGGAAACATGCTTCACATAGCAACCTATTCTGATGGCGTGTATTTAAAAAACTCCTATCTTTTATTTGAAACAACTTTTGATGCCTGCTTATCAAAGGCGATTGAAAAACATTGTTGCGTTGTTTACACAAACGCTCATATTAAAAAATATTATGAATACGCACATTATTTTGATAGGAGGGAAAACAAATGACACCAGAAATAAAATTTAGTGTGATCTGCTTATTGCTGGCTATCGCTGTTCGTATGATATATACCATCAACCATAACTATGAACAACAGCGTATAGAACTATCCCGGTTACGGGAATTAAAAGCCCGGTATCCGATCATACGTGTCTACGTAGGAAACAAATTTCTTTGCGTGTTAAGTAAAGCGAACTATCATCAAATAGCAAAATGGATGGCAAGAGACAGTTATCGTGGATGCGTAGGGAAAGATGGAAATTATCAAATATTTTTAAGGAGGTAACGGCGATGAAAGTAAAAGAAGTGTTAGATTATATCAGGGATGGTGAGGAAGTGAAACTGATAATATCAGACGGCGACGTTGATATTATCATGTATCATAAATCCTGTGTCATGTCAGATTGGGAGCTTGAAACTTTAATATCCACGATTGAGATCGATGATTATTGCATATGTATACGATCACGCATTCCAAATGGATACCATCTGACATTAGAAAGACAAGAATGTGAGGTGTCATGCTGCCATGATTGATTACAATAAGAAAACATATCAATTCAATATCAGTTACGGTTCCACAGGGTCTGAAATTATCAAAGTAACTGTTCCGAAACCTTGGATCTATGATTTGGGGATTAACCCACAGAAAGACCGTTTAAAATGGGAGAAAACAGAAAACGGGATTATTTTAAGAAAGGCGTAAACCATGACAATTAGGCAACAATATCAGAAAGCACGGCGTAATTATTTACGCCGTGTAAAGCGGTTAACCAATCAGGGATATTTCGTAAAACCAATTGCCCTTGTGAAAAGGCCAACAAGAGCTTCCATTGCGAGGCTCGAAAAGGAAACAGGTAAGGCGATCAAACAGCATGCCAGCACAACCCTATATGATGTACTAACAGGAGAAGCGGTTCAGGTGAAAGGCAGAAAACACCGGCAGAGGGTTCAGAAAATGAATCAAGAGTTTATGCAAATGACACCGTTTGAACAGGAAACAGTGCGTGAGTTGCAGAGTGTAAGTACAATCTCATTCAGCGAAAGCGATAAATCATTACGTGAGATCACTCAGAGGGCATTTGATAATATGGACGAAGTGCAGGAGTATGATATTATCATTGATCGATGGTATGAATTTATCGAAACAGGGATCCATCCAAGAGTGCGGATGCTGGTTCGTCAACGAACGGACGAACTACTAGGAAGAGCAACAGAAGCAGAGAAGATTGCGTTTGCCCGTGTGAGAAAGCGCAATCCAGACATCTTTCCAGACGGCGCTGATTCCAGAGACGAGGTTGTCAACGCTAAAATGACAGAAGTTGCGGAATCCATGGGATGGGTAATGAATAGCGATGAGTTTCGGCAGATCATCGATCTAATGGACGTAGTTATTGAGCCGGAGGAGTAAGGAAAAAAAACGGAAGCGGTGGTGACGTTGGGCGGCAGGAAAAAGAAAGAGATCACGTTTTGGGCGTCCGATTTTGAAACAACGGTATGGACAGAGGAGATGATAAGGGAAGCAGGACATACACAGAATTGGACAGAGGTATGGGCGGCCGCAAGCACGAAGTTATATGACGAGAGCGAAGAGGTTATCATACAAGGAAATATCAGAGACTATATTCAGTTTATCATAACAAGACCGGGTAACAATGTATTTTATTTTCATAATATTGCGTTTGACGGGTCTTTTATTGTAGATTTTCTATTAAGGAATGGGTGGACATGGACAAATGAAAAAGAGAAGAACATGCGGTCAAGGCAATTTACAACCAGTATTTCTTTACTAGGGTCATGGTATACGATCAAGTTAAAGTATCATAAAAAAGTTATTGAGATGAGAAATAGTTTAAAATTAATTCCGAGCAGTTTGGAAGTGATCGGTAAGTCATTTAAAACGAAACACAAGAAATTATCGATGAACTATGAGGGCCGTAGGTACGCTAACTGTGCGATTACGGATGAGGAGTTGGCCTACATTAAAAACGATGTGTTAGTATTAAAAGAGGCACTGGAAAAGATGTTCGATGAGGGGCATAATAAATTAACCATAGGAAGTTGTTGTCTTGAGGAGTTCAAGGCCACCTATGGGGCATATGATTATGAGCGGATGTTCCCAGATTTACGGGAAGATCCTATTATGATAGATGATAAAATCACTAATATATGGGAGTATTGCCATAAAGCCTATCACGGTGGGTGGTGCTATGTAAATCCAAAGTATCGAGGGATACCTGTAGCAGAGGGAAGCGTATATGATGTGAATTCACTATATCCGTCCGTTATGCATAGCTCATCGGGCAATGTATATCCATATGGACACGGTGAGTATTGTCTAGGCGCACCCGGAATTGATTTAGTAGAAGATTGTAGAAAGTTTTATTATATCCGAGTGCGATGCCGTTTTCATTTAAAGCGAAGAAAATTTCCATGGATGCATATTCGAGGAGACGCGAATTACCGGGCGACAGAAAATCTGTATACAACAGATGTCAAAATGAATGGGAGGTATTATCGATACTATCGGGACATAGGCGGTAACAAATGTGATACCATAAGAGAGTTCACGTTTACAAAGCCAGACTGGGAGCTATTTCAAGAAACGTATGATACAGAGGATTTAGAAATATTAGATCATGTATGGTTCTGGGCGAAAACAGGGTTATTTGATGATTACATCAATCGATATAAGGAGATGAAAGAAACCAGCACTGGATTTTTACGAACATTAGCGAAATTATTTCTAAACAATTTATACGGGAAGTTTGCGATGTCAGACGATTCCAGTTATAAAGAGCCGTATCTTGATCCATCTGATAACACGATCCATTTTATCTTGCATGAGGAGCATAATAAGAAAGTCGGTTATATTGCGGTAGGAGCGGCTGTGACTAGTTACGCATTGAACTTCACGATCCGGGCGGCAATGGAAAATTATGATCGGTTTTTATATGCTGATACAGATTCGAATCATTTACTTGGGTTTGAGCCACCAAACGGAATGGTAATCCATCCAACGAACTTTAACGCTTGGAAAAATGAATCGAAATTTGAATCTGCCATTTATGAAAGACAGAAAACCTATTTGGAAGTGTTGATTGAAAAAGACGGAGAGCCATTAGAGAAACCATACTACGACTTAAAAGCAGCTGGAATGGGAAAGGGAGCAAAAGAAGCGTTTTTAGAACGGGGATATGGTCTAACGGATTTCAAAGCTGGGCTAGAGTTAGATGACTGTAATTTAAAGGCAGTGCGAATACCAGGAGGCATCTTATTGACAAATAAAACATTTAAAATGCGAAAACCTATTGACAAAAAGGTTTGCGTGATGTAAGATTCTATATGTAACAAAAACCAATATAAAAAAGAAAAGGAGAACAAAGGTATGAATGGTTACAAAGCAGTAGTGAAAGAAAGTGTAAAAGGATTAACAGCAAGAGAGAAGATCGCAATCAAGGCACTGAACGATGTGACAGAATTAAACGATCTGGTAACACCGGAGCAGGCGATTATGATTAACATTGACAACGTTGTAACCGTACAGGTACATAATGAGAAATCAGACAATCAGGATTACAACAAATATGTCTATATTGACAAAGACGGTACAAAGTACGTGTCCGGGTCAGAGCCATTATATACAACCGTAAAAGATATCTTAAGTGATATCGAAGACGCGATTGCGGATGGAGAAATGGACGAGACAGAAGATATTACCATTAAGGTTATGAAAAAGGAATCCGCAAACTATAAAGGGCAGACGTTCTTAACAGCGGAACTAATCTAATCAGATAGCTACACCTTTGCGTGATCGCTATAAGTACTCCTAACTAAAAATTGAAGAAGAAAAAAGGTGTTGAGGTCACGCCTTTTTTCTATATAGAAAAGGAGGAGACACATGGGAGACTTTTATGATATTAATTATAAATTATACAATATGCTGGACATCAACGGAGAGAAACCAGAAGTGTTTATAGCGGACGGAAACCGTACAGCAGGGAAATCGTTTAGCATTAAGAGTAAGATATTAAAAGAGGCATTGGAAAAAGAGGATGAGAACCAATTTATCTATTTGTATCGATTTAAAGATGACATGCCGGGGTGTGCAGACAGTTTCTTTGGGGATGTCGTTGATGTGAAATATGATGGCGCGGAATATGAAGAAAAGTCCTTGGCATCTGGAAAAATACGGTTGATGTTATTCGAGGGAAAAGAAGTTGGATTTGCGCTTGCCGTAAATATCGCCAGAAAATATAAACAGATGTCCGCTGTATTCCGTAATGTTGGGAATATGTTCTTTGACGAGTATCAGGACGAAGATAATGTGTATGTGCCAATGGAAGTGCAAAAGCTGATCTCTATCCACACAACAGTGGCAAGAGGGAAAGGGAAGAACATCCGGTATGTCCCTTTATATTTGGCAAGCAACACCGTGTCGATCTTAAATCCATATTACAGCACATTTGGTATCAATAAGCGGTTGAAAACAAACACAAGGTTCCTGAGGGGAGAGGGATGGGTGTTTGAGCGGACATTTAATAAGAATGCCGCAGAAGCCTTTCAGAACTCCGGTTTTAACCGGGCGTTTAAGAACAACGGTTATTTCCAGTTTGCGTCTGAGAACCAATATCTAAATGATAACTACGCATTGATTGAGAAACCAAAAGGTCGTGGAAGCTATATGCTTACCATCAAAAACGATCAAACCCTGTACGGGGTCTATCGGTACCCATCATGTGTGTATGTGTCAAAGAGTTATGATGAAAGTTTTCTTTACAGGGTCTGCTTCACCGTAAATGACGTAACAGACGATCGCTTCATGCGAATCGGAACCACAAACTATTTAGTGCAGATGATGCGAACGGAATTCAATCGAGGAAATGTGCGTTTTCAAGATTTGGAATGTAAAAACACATTTTTGGATATGGTTTCGTTTTTATAATATTGACAACTATATGGATACTGTGTATAATAATAGATGGAAGTCCCCACGGCAATTAGTGACCGTTATCAAGATTGCAAAGACAAAAGGCAGGCAGCCGCAATCTTGGTATGGCGTTGTCTCCCCCGTCACATGCCCCGTGGTAGGGCTTCTTTTATTTGACATTTTTTTTCGTACTATGATATGATAAAAGATTGATCTTAAATACATTTTGTGCTATACTGATAGAGAGGAGGTGAAGACATGGCATTAAACGGAATTGATGTTTCCCATTATCAAAACGGAATCAATTTAGCTAAGATATCCGCTGACTTTGTGATTATGAAAGCAACGGAGGCGACTAGTTTTGTAGACTCTTGCTGTGATTCCCACTATCAGGAGGCGAAAGGTGCAGGAAAACTACTGGGAGTGTATCATTTCGCCCGTGGAACAGGAACAGGGAAAGAAGAGGCAGACTATTTTCTAAAGCACTGTGAAAACTACGTGGGAGAAGCAATCCTGGTTTTGGACTTTGAATACACCAATCAGCCAAACGCGAATACTGTCAAATGGTGCAAAACATGGCTTGACAGGATCTATGAAAAAACAAAAGTAAGACCACTCATCTACATGTCACATAGTGCGACACGACACGCTGATTGGAGTAGTGTAGCAAAACATTACGGGTTATGGGTTGCTCGGTATGCCAACAATCAAATTGTAAACGGATACCAGAAAGACCCGTGGCTTGGAACAGAGGGAACTGGAGCCTTTTCCACCGTTGCGATCCATCAGTATACTTCCACTGGAAGACTTCCCGGTTGGAGCAACAATCTGGATCTTGATATTGCTTATATGTCAAAAGACGCATGGAAAAAATACGCATGCCCTAACTCTACAGGTTCTTCAGGAGGCAATATCACATCAAAAGAGGTTTCATTACAAAAAGGGGAAACCTTGGTTGTAAAGGGGGTGTAATGGATGGAAGCATGGATCGAATTGATTCAGCAGGTGGGAATCGCCGCTGTGGTAGCTGGCTTATGTATGTACTTTATCAAATATATGTATGACAAGAACAGAGAAGATGTGAAACTGCAACGAGAAGAGTACACAAACCAGCTTGAGACAGAACGCCAGAGGCATAACGAGGAGATGAAAAGCGTCACAGAGGCGTTAAACAATAACACGGTGGCATTGACAGAACTTACAACCTATATTAAATCATTTGTGTCGACAGAGGGTACTGACAATGCCTAATATTAGTTTAGCGTACCAATGGACGATTTCCGTATGCAACGCCCCGAATGTGGGTTACTCCCAAACCTATCGGAGAGGGCAAACAGTGAATGGGATTACTTATTATGACTGTTCTTCTTTAATATCCGCCGCCCTCACGAAAGGAGGCTTTACACAGACGAACCCGTGGTTTACCACAAGCTCCATGAGAGGCTATCTCAAAGATTGGGGATTCGGCCAGATTCCCGTAACAGAAGAGTGGAAGCCGGGAGACATCTTGTGGAAGCCAGGACACACAGAAATGTGCTATCAGGGATATGTCACTATGGGGGCGCATCAATCCGGCGTTCCGTTAGCGGATCAGGTGTCCATCAATTCCGGACCTGTCTCGCCTACTTACTATTCGGAGTGTTGGAGATATGGAGGAGGAGCCGCAACCCTAATATGGATTTATGGAAACCGTTACTTAAACCAAGATGAAATGGAAAATAACGCCTACGTGTTTTGGTCTACCATGTTCGGCTACGGCTGGACATTAAACGCAGTGGCTGGTGCTCTTGGGAACATCCAACGGGAATCTACCATCAATCCGGGAATCTGGCAGAATTTATCCGTCAACCCGGAGCTGGGGTTCGGGCTGGTGCAGTGGACGCCATCTACCAACTACACCAACTGGGCTGTGAAAAACGGGTATGATATCAGCGATGGGGCAGGCCAGTGTAAATGGCTGGCAGAAGAAACAGTTCCCTCCGGTCAGTGGATTCCAACCAGCTCTTTTCCACAAAGCTTCGAGGAGTTCACTTCCAGTACAGATACACCGGAAACACTGGCGGAAATGTTCTGTTTAAACTTCGAGCGTGCTGGAGTTGCCGCTATGGACGAACGGAAACGGAACGCAAGAAATTGGTACAATTATCTGGAAAACCTGTCACCGATTCCACCCGGCACGGGGAAAACGGTGAAGAAAAAAATATATCATTTTCCACTTATAAAAAGGAGGTTTTATTAAATGAACACAGATGAAGCGATCAAAAAAATTATGGATCAGATGACAGACGTATCTTCTGTTCAGGACGCATTTGACTATCTCATCGAAGCAGCGTCCGGGGAATGGAAAACCAAATACGATCAGGCCATCGTGGATTTAGAAGCGGCAAGAAGCGAATCCGCTAAAAAAGACCAGCAGATTGTAGACTTGAACAACCGTTACAAAGAACGGTTTCTGTCCGAGATGGGCGGGGCAGGTCGAAGCGATGGGGATGACAATGACCCACAAACCCCAGAAGATGTCTTATTTAACGACATTGACTGGAACGCCGCTACAGAGTAAATGAAAATAAGGAGGTAATGAAATTATGCCAACAAAGAAAGCAACTGTACCAGCTACAAACGTGAACCTTTTGAAAGCGGCTGTGAATGAATACAGCTTGGAAAACAGGTTATCCAAACCGACAGAAGATAATCTTGCGGCAGTGTTTGACGACATGATGAACATTGATAAAGCAAGAAACGCATTGGTTCCGTCTTTGATGCAGAGAATCGGAATGCAGACCGTGGATTCGGATTCCTGGGATAACCCGTTTAACGTGGTAAAGAAAGACCCAATGTACTATGGTTCCATTGACGAGGAAACCTATGTCAACTTCGCAAAATCCAAAGGGTTTGACCCAAGAGAGGACTATGCGGAAGCATTTAAACAGTATCAGTCTTACATTATGACGATGTTCCACCGTGTCAACTTTGCGGAACAGTATCCGGCAACCATTAGCTATGACAATATGCGAGACGCTTTTACAAGCGAATACGGTGTCCGTGACCTGATGAGAGCGAAAGCAATCTCTTGTGTTTCCGGGTTCAACTGGGATGAATACAATGCCATCAACTCCATTATTGGAACAGGATATGAAAAGCAGATCCTCCCAGCTACCACCGTAGCAGCACCGGTAGACGAAGCAACCAGTAAAAAGATGATTTCCCTTGTAAAGGCATACGTGAAGAAATTCCGTTATCCAAAGCCAGAGCATAACATCGCAGGCGCAACCTCCCACAGCCGCCCGAAACAGCTTCTCTGGCTGACAACACCGGAGAACGATTCCAACTTCGAAGTATTTGTTGAGGGTTACGCTTTCAATGAAAACAAGGTAGATCTACAGGTAAGTAAGATCGTGGTGGATGAATTCCCGGATCCGGCTATTCAGGGCGTGCTTGTGGATATCCGGTTTTTCCGTATCCGGGAACAGTTCAGACGGTTCAGCTATCAGGAGCTAGCAACTTCCCTGAACTGGAATATGTTCTACACGGTGAAAGAAATGATTTCCGCTTCCCCGTTCTACCCGATCATGGTATTTACAACCGATCAGGTGGCAACCAGCTCTCTTACCATTACAGCAGAAAACGTAGAGTATACAGCAGGAACAGAAATGCCGATTCCGGCATCCGTAACAGGTGGAACCGGAACCTACCACATGGGTCTGATCGACTATACGATTACCTCTGGCGCAACAAGCCGTGACACTTACATCCTACCGGGCACCAATATTTTAGTACTTGGTTCCGATGAAACAGGAACGATTAACATTGATGTTACTTACCGGCTGGATACCTCTGTGAAAAAGGCGATCACAGCGACAAAAAAAGCTGATGCATAAACTAGTATAATAAGAGGCACCAAACATTACGGTGCCTCTTACTTAAAACTAGTTGAACGAGAAAGGAGATAGAACATGGAAAATATGATCCCTATGCCGTCTCAGGCAAATGTATCGGCTAGAGCGCCACAATCGAATCTTCGGTTATACTCCGGTGTTCCTTGGGATAATTCCTATCAGCATGTGAGGCTGTATAACTCCCAATTAGAAGCCCTTTCTTCTTTGGAATCCTATCGGGTGTTATATCAGGATCCCCGGCTGAACAATATGGCCCCGATCCGTGTTGGGTCTTTAGAGGTGAAAATCCCGTTCACGGAAATGGAGACACTGGATTTAAATTATATGACATTCCTGAATAAAGGGTTTAGTAATACATGGGTATTCGCTTTTATCACCAGCATTGAATGGATGTCGCAGGAAACAACCAGAGTGCACTTTGAACTGGATATCTGGCAGAATAACATTTACAACTGTACCATGAAACCGTGCTTTGTAGACCGGATGCACATTCCAAAAAGTCAAGATACGATCGGAAACAATTTATTTCCTGAATCCATTGAGACCGGGGATTTCGTCTGCTATCAGCATACGTTTGTATCCTTTGGAACGATGTACGCCGCCCTGCTTGCGACACAGTCACCAGAGGGGGATGCCATTGACGGCGCTCTCCGTGATAATGTATATTGGGGTACTGGGCTTGATACCTATATTGCCACAGAAAAAGGCGTAGAACAGCTCAATTCAAAACTAAAAGAATACACAGACAACGGCGGTGAAACAGCGATCGCCAATTTAATCATGGCACCCTCTATTTGCATCAACGCCGCAAGAGGTGTTGACCCGTCTACAGTAGAGGGGACTTTTCAAATAGGAACTCCGTTTGGAGGATATACACCAAAGAACAACAAACTATACTCTTCTCCTTATTTATACGCTATTGCGGATAATAACAGCGGACAAAGCAACACCTATATGTTTGAGTATTCCAGTGAGGCGAATCACGCATTACACTTTGTTGCGGAGGGTGCTATGAGTACAACGCCGGGTGTGTTATTTTACCCGAAGAATTACAAGGGAGCAAAAGAAAACTATACGGAATCCCTTACTTACACAAATTTTCCGGTGTGCGCCTTTAATACAGACGTGTATAAATCATGGCTTGCCTACAATCAAAACGCCCAGACCATCAACGCTGTGACATCCGGGGCTTCTATTGGAACACAGATCGCAGGAGCTGTGGCGTCCGCAAGATCAGGGGATGTCGGTGGAGCAATCTCACAGGGTACAAGCGCTGTGTCAAACACGATCAATACGGTTGGTGATATCATGGTAACAAGAGAACAAAAGCAGTTAGAACCAAACGTATTACATGGAAAGGCGTTGAACTCTGCTATCAACGCAGGTCTTGAATTGCAAAGGGTAGATATCTACTTGATGTCCATTACAAGGGAATTTGCGAAAAGAATTGATGATTACTGGACTGTGTTTGGATATCCGGTTCGGTCATTAGTAACGCCAACCATGAAAAACCGGTCTTCGTGGGATTACTTAAAAACAGTGGGATGCGGTATCACCGGAAAAGTAGACCTCGATCAGTTAAAGAAGCTGAGAGCCATCTTTGATAACGGGGTATTTATTTGGCACACCAATGATATCGGGAACTTTGGTCTTGCGAATAATTAAACGAAATGAGAAACATTAGGAGGTGATACCATGCGAAACCCTTTTCGTGTATACGAAAACTTTAAATCGGATTCCTGTGACATGGAGGAAGTGTACTTCTTCTATAAATTGAAAAATTTGTTTTTGGCTTCTATTACCTATGAGGGTCTACCGGATGAGATTCAGCCATTTTGGGTGGAAGAACAACTATTCTACAACCCAGTCGTTGCGTTCATTTATGACGATCTCGTTGATATGTTCGCCGCTATGAAAGTGAACTTACAAGGTATGCCGGATATTTACGGGATCCCAGAACTTCGGCAAGTATGGGCGATCAACGGATATCTGGAATATTACGGGAAAGAAAATTCTGTCTTGATGTGGAATTCTCTTGCGCCGTTCTCTTATGCGAAAATCGCACGGATGTACGCAAAGAAACTCGCCAATATCTGGCGAACCATCGATGTGAACATTTTCGCTCAGAGAACTCCGGTGGTATTGTCTAGCCCGGATGATATGAGGCTTACTTATGACAACATTGGTGCCAGCTATGAAGCGAACGTGCCAGTGATTAAAACCAGAGATACTGTGAATCTAGGTCTCATTAAAGCACTCAAGATTGATGCGCCATATGTCGCTGATAAATTACAACAGCAGTTTAAAATTATTCTAAGCCAGTTCCTGACAGATTGCGGGTATGAATCGAACCCGGTTGAAAAACGAGAACGGCTTATCAACGGCGAGGTGGATGGAAACAATGGCGAGACGGAGGGAATGAGAAATTCCAGACTTGCACCGAGAATCCGGGCGATCAACGCATGCAACGAGCTATGGGGCTGGAATGCTTCTGTGAAGTTTAATTCTATTCTGCCGACCTCCATTAATGGATTTATTGGCGGTCAGATGGTTGAGGAAACAGGTGAAACGAGGGAGGGTGAAGATCTTGATAACGACAACAATTAAAAATATCTTACAAGAATACGCTCAGGCTGATTACATGAAAAACCACCCGGGAGATATGATCGTGAATCTTTCTCCCTGGGATCTGGTGGACAACTACTACCAGCAGTTTTTCTCCTTTCCGTTTCCGTGGTATGAGGATTCGGATGATAGCAAAACAGAGTTTGAAAAGCTCTTCCTGCACCGCTACTTTATGAATGAGATTGGACAGGAAACCGTAAATCTCCATAAGCAGATGCTCTATACAAAGCTATCCATCCGGATGCCGTACTACAAGCAGATGTTCCAAACCATGCTGAATGAACAGGGTGTAGATATGACCCACAATCTGGATTACTCTATGGACGGCAAGGATTCCGGTACAGCGAAAGGCGACAAAACACGGGATATGTCGGATAATACGGAGGGAACCTACTCGGATACCAATAAGACAACGACGGATACAAACTCTCAGTCCATCGATTCCGACAACCCTCAAGTAAACTTTGCTGGTGTAGATTATGCTTCTACTATGAACCGTGGGCAGTCCAATCAGACGGTGAACGGAACAGCTTCTGGCACCAACTCCTCTGATAAGACCGTGAAAGAAACAGAAGATCATTCCGAATCCACAACAGGTACTACGCAGCGAAATTTTCTTGGCAGGCAGGGTGCTTTTCCAGCCGAAGTGATTGAAAAATGGAGAAACATTGTATATAATATAAATCAGGAGATCATAGGTGATCTAGATTCTTTATTTTTGGGGGTGAGACCGTAATGGATAAAGATTTATTACTTGCAATGCTGGAAGCTAGCAGTGTATGGTTGTATTCAAAGAACACCTATATCCAATTAAGAGCGGAATACGTGCAGTGCCATATCCGATTGTGTCTCGTTTCGGCAGAGATCGAAGATCCTTGCCGCGCGTATACGAAAAAAGAAATGTCTTATATGCGTAAAAAAGAGACTGCTCTTATGGGTTATGAGAATGCCATAGAAAAGCAGATAAAGGCATGTTATCCGGGTACTACATTGACAGATATTTTTAAAGAATTGAGAGGTATCATAAATGCTAAAAGGTTGGATTAAAGCAACGTTTGATCCGGACGAACCCGGATTCCGGGTGGATCCGTATCTTGCGGACGATCAATTTGTAGACCCGGTTGATTTTATGAAACTGGTGGAGGATGGAATTATTATCATTGATAAAGAGGAGGTAGAATAATATGGGATATCAGGTTCCAAGTGTCAATCAGTGTTACGACTTTACTTGTGTCATTGGACAGTTACAGGCGTGGTGTTGTTCTCACGCTCCGCTTGTACAATCCGTGTATGATGAGTGCAAGGGGACGAGTTTGAGCGAACAGGTTGCGTATCTGTTCGGGGTTGTGAGAGATGTTGTGAAAGCACAACAGTGCGTGGATGAGAACTTTAAGACGCTGTATGATTTTGTGAAAGATTTCTTCGAAAATTTGGATTTGCAGGAAGAGGTGAATAACTGGTTAGAGCAGGCGTTAGAAGATGGTCGATTAGGAAATATCTTGCAAGGTATTGTATATTCCCCTATTAATGTAAAACAAGCTGGCGCTATCCCTGATACAGGTGAAGATTTAACGGAGAAATTGACAAATATTTTCAACGATCACCCAGACGGTGAGTTTTATTTCCCAGACGGTGTGTATACAATCAATGGTTCCATTTTGTTAAATTCAAATGTTAGATTTATATTAGAAGAAAATGCGATAATCTCCACCCCGGGTAATGACCTATTTACATTCATTTTAACTGGTAAATCATTTGAAATGCGTGGTGGACAGGTGCAGGCAGGCAGTATCGATAATTTCAATAGTAGAACATTATCCGGCAATGTTTTTAATTCAGGTTTGTTCTCATTTACAAATTGTAACCGTGTATATATCACCGATGTCGTTGCAAACTATAATACTACTGGTAATACATTCAAATTTACTGATTGCAAAAATGTTTTAATTTCCAGATGTGAATTTTACAAATTCTTATACGCCGCCGTTATTCTCTATGATGGATGCAAAAATATACGTGTAGAAAATTCTATCTTTAAAGAATGTAAACGAAGTGATGAACAACAGTATTGTTATCCTGTAGCATCTGGATTTAGCACCTACTCACAAGTTGTTAAAGCAATAGAAAATTATGTAATTGAAAACTGCGAGTTTGAGGATTGTGATTGGGAGGGGTGTGACTGTCACGGTGGAAAAAATATTCGCTTTTCTAACTTAAAAATGCATAACTGTAACCGATTTATTACCATTTATTCTGATAATAGACCGCAGCTAGACGAGTATAAGTTCAACAACGCTGTAGTGGAAAATTGCTTTTTCTATAATGACGATGACTATGTACCTCCGACACCAGATGCTTCTATTTATTGTAATGGTCGTTACAACAGATATTTTTCAAACTTGATGTTTAGAAATATTGTACTATTAAATCCTGTTTGCATGGACAAAAATAACAATGTAGAATACGGTGCAATATTTACAAATTACAACCGTAATGTGTCATTTGAAAACGTAAAAATTGAGGCAACTAACACGTACGCAAAACCTCCTTATGTGATGTATTTGCAAGCCACCCGTAACTTGAAAATCAGAAATATGCAAATAAAAGGTATGCCAGCTCTAAGCTCCGATGCCCCTATTAGATTACAGTACGTTACAGGCGATATTGATGATTTAACAGTGCTAAACAATGGTTTGACGTATGCAGGCGTGTATATTTCACGTGTTTCTGCTGTGAAACTAGGAAAAAATATTCATGGGCATTTAATAAACCAATATTATACCGCTAGAAACGCACAGTTAATCTCTGCTGGTGATATTATTCCATTTTCATTTCCAGAGATGTCACCGTCAAATATGTATGCTAGTATTTCTGAATCTGGTTATAGATTAAGTCTATCATCCTCCGATGATCCAGTAACAGCTAATATCACTGTGACGTCTGGAAACAATGAAATCGCATTGCCAGAAGATGATTATTATTTCGCCCCTGTTGGTACTAGTGTGCACATTCAAGTTGGTGAAAATGAATTAGACACATTTATTATAGACTTTAGAGAAAATTATTTCACAATTGCTGATACGCCGGCATTTAGCGGAAGTGGAATGGCTACCATAAATAGAGCATCCAGAGTTACAATCACAAATCCAAATTAAAAAGATAGGGCTTATGCCCTATCTTTTAATCTACCACACAATATAATGTGTTATCTAATATCATAAATCTATCTACTGTGAGATTATCTAACCAAGTGTCTAGTTCCTCATAGTTGCCATCATATATGGTTGTTTCTCCCTCTTTCAGTATGATATTGCAATCGTGTTTTAACTGGCTACATTTTAAATAAATATCTACCACTGTCATATTGTCTCCTCCTTTCGACATTATTAGTATAGCATTTATGCACTAGAATGTCAACTGGCTTGTGAGTGTTTATTGTATACTTGATATGTTAAGATTTGGTAAGTTTTTAATGAGAATATGAGAATGGGAAAATGCACTAAATCGGGAAAAATGAGACCCCTCT